GCACCAATTAAAAAGATTAAATTTATTCATTCAATTCCTTTAATTATTATTTAAAGAAGATAAAATTTCTTCTGTAAAAAATTCTGTTCTTCCTGTTCCTTCACTAAGACAAATTCTTTGTGTTTTAAATTTTTCATGAAGTTCTTTTTCTAGTTTAAAACAAGTGTCTGTTTCAATTAATTTTACTACAGTGAATTCTCCAAAATCTCTAATTAAACGATTACTTCTTTTTGAAAAATCTCCTGATATACCTATTTTAACAGCATTATGCTCAGGAAAATGGAGAATATAGACAACTCCTTTATAATCCTTGATTGTTTTTCTTGATTGATAATTATTAGCATGAGAAATAGATAATTTATCCTGTACTTCTTTAGTTTGTTGAGGAAATTCAACCCCATATTTTACGAGGTTGTTTAATTTTAGTTTGTCGTAAATTTCTTTACATTGTGCCGGAAACTTAACTCCATATTTTAATAAATTAGTTTCTATAAATTTATCTTTTACCTTATTAGAATTTGTCATACATTTAGTTGAACAATAAGTAGCATATTTACCCTTACCAAAAAGCCATTTAGTATTATTACCACACTCTGGGCATTTTGGAGGAAATAATAGATTGTTCTCTAAACAAAAAACTCTTTCTCTTAGTGTTGTTAAAGATTTATTGGTAATCCAAGATGTTTTATTACATAGCTCTTCAAACATCTGAGGCGTTATTCTTCTATAAAGCAATCTAGTTTTATTTCTTGGTATTTCGAACGATAACATGTTAAACCATTTGTATTTTATTTACAAGAGTGCTTTGCTGGCTGACCTAAGTATTCAATATCTCTTATATACTCTATTTATATTACACTTTGAAAAGTAAAATGCTACTCTTCTTCAGTAGCATAAAAATCTTTGAAGAGTGGATTTTTCTTTTCTTTTGCGATTTCTTTGAGATTTTCAACAACCTCTTCCTCACTTAGTTCAAAAATATCCTGCATAATTCTTTTATAAGAGAAAACATTTCCTGCATAGTCTTTAGCTGTTGTATAAATGTCCAATTTTGTGGTCCATGCATCAAGTTTCATTTTTGAAATGAACTTATTTTCGTTAGTAAATATTATTTTTATTTTATGTTGATACTCATTCCATTCTGACTCTTTTAAAACTTGCGTTGAAAGTAGTTCCATTTTTAGAATTTTTTTAAAGAATGCTGAGTAAACTTTTCGGATTTTTGAGATAAACATAAAGAATTTGAGGTCATCTTTTGTCACAGAGGTACTTGAAAAATCAAAAGTGTTATCACCTTCTGTTTGATAAGGAATTCTATTAGATGGAATTTTCATTGCTTTATAAAGTTTTTTATAAAAGTAAAGAATATCACCCAATTCTCCAAGATTTCCTGTTTCGTCAATAGTGTCAACAGTTGTACCTTTTCCACCTGACCTATTTGCAAACCAATAATCTTCTACTAAACTTGTAACATGTTGTTGGTTAGTAACCTCTCCAGTCTCGACATTATAAAACTTTTTATACTTAAACTTATTTTGAAACTGAGCAAGAACTTCTTCACCACGTTTTGGCGAAATGTCTCCAATATCAACATTAAAAACACGTCTTGAGACTGATCTTGAAAATCTCATTGGAACAAGTAAATCTTCGAGAGTTCTTAGTTGATTTGCTGGTTTTATTGCTACATCTAAATACCCTTCAATCACACCTTCATTATACAATGAGAAATCTTCTCGAACAATTTCTTCAGGACTAAACTCTGTATCGCTAACAGTGTACATATCCTGCGATAAAAAGCCTCCTTCCTGACGTTTGAGGTATTTGTAAGTATTTGTTTCAATATCTTTAAAAAGATACACTGGTTCAATAAGTTCAATTTTTTGAATTCCGTTTTTTGTAGAGTTCTTTTCATACATAAGATGGGCAACCATTTGTCCATCCACATAAGAACTCCTGACAATGTTAAAGAAGTTTCTATCAAGGTTCATTAAGTTATAAATTTTATTAAATGCAGAAGTAATTGCTTCTTTTATTTTTTCATTCTCTTCGTTAACAGTAACCTGAATTGGAATTACATCATCTGTGGAAAAAATAACCTCGTTACAAATTTCTTCAATAGCATCAGAAACATCAGCCTGTCTTGCTAAAATTCTGTATCCCATAATCTTAAGTTTTTGACGTTCCATAATAGTTGCTTTATCTGTTGTTTGATAAATTCCTCCTGTAGAACCATCAAAAAAGCCACCAGCAAATGGGTAATACTCATCTTCTGAAGATATTTTAATTTGACGAAGGTCAACTTCAGAACTAAGCTCTTTCCCGTTTGTTCCTGTTGTTAAAAAACTTTTAATTTTTTCCGTAATAGTCATAATTTCTCCATTTCTTTGTATATGTTTTACTATTTATAAATTAAATAAAAAACTCAGGATAGGTTTCCTTATATTCTTTAAGTAACAATTCACTTTCTATCAATTCTTCGTGAGACCCAAATTTGAACTCTTTGTCAGTTAAACTTATTTGAGAAAGACGAAAGAAAGCTTTTAGTCTTTTTACTCTAAGTTCTAACTTCACAATTTCCAAAATATCTACTATAACTGGTTCATCCGACATTAACACTCCTTTCAACAATTTCAAAGCCTTCTGGATCGTAAGAAAGTGTTACTCGTTTCTCATACTGCTTTGCAAACACACATCTATCTGAAAATAAGTCTACAAAATCATAAATGTTTGCAGTTTCCTTACTTACATGTAATCGAACAGCTCTCCCAATGCTTTGAGTAATTGTTGTGTAAGATTTTAGTGGACTTGCTAAGACAATATTAGCCAATTTTTTAATATTAATTCCTGTCGAGAAGAGAGCATAATTTGATACTAGAATAGCATCATCATCAATTTCAAGAATTTCTTTAATTTTTTCTCGTTGTTTAGCTTCAGTTGAGCCGTTAATAAAGTAAATTCGGTGAGATTTTTGAAAATCAAAAGCCCCTTTACCTACAATATCCTTATTCTCAATAGGAACTCCTTTGCTTCTTTCGTTCATAAGGGTTAAATAAATATCCTTCATGTGTTGAATATGACTACACATAATTACAGTATTACCTGTTTTTTGAGCAACTTGAATTGAAAGTTTTGATATTAATAAATTTCTATTAGCATGTTCTTTGATATATCCTAATTGCGAAGGATAAGTGTTTAATTGTTTAAATTCTCTTTTATCATTAGTACTGTAAAATAATTTTATTATATTTATTTTTACTGGTGTAGCTAGACCTAATTTTACAAGACCTGATGTTCTTATATATACTTTTGGAGCACCAACAACAGAGAAAATTGACATTTTGTCTTGAGGCTTCTCAGGAAGACTTCCAGTTAGTCCTATTCTGTACTTTGCGTTAGAAGCACTTAGAACAATATCTAATACCTTAGTTTCAACTTTAATTCCATGACATTCATCAATTAAAATATAATCTAACTGTTTTAATTCCTTTTTGTCTATTCTCATTAAACTCTGCCAAGTAGAAATTGTAATCTTATTGTTAAGATGTTTTTCCTTATTTTCTCCTCCGATAAGGTGACATGAGTTGTACAAATCATGAAGACCATAATCTAAAAAATCTTTGTGTATTTGAGTTACTAACGAAATACTAGGAACAATTACTAATCCTTGTTTACCTTCTTTCATAAGAAAATCACAAATCAAGGAAACTACGGCACTTTTTCCACTTCCAGTAGCAGATATACAAGCTTGTTGTTTTACATTAATACTTTCGAGAAATGCATTAACTTGATGAGGATACAATGCAAACGGAAGTGTCTTTTGAATTTCCATTAAGTAGTTTTTAACATACTCAGGACTAAATTCAGGTGGTTCTTGAGGAATATGTACACCATATTTCGCAATAAATGGAAGCAGTCCATTAGGAACCACTATTTTGCCATCTGCTAATCTAAAGAACTCAACTTTGTCTTCAGCCATACCGTACTTTCGAAATTTTGGTTTAAATTTAGAGGACTCATCTATAATAGTAAGAGTTCTACAAATTTCTCGTGAAATATTTAAATCATCGCTCTCTATATAAGAAAATGACTCATTAATTTTAACAGTTTTGATCATAACTTTCCTTTATTTCAAATACGCAGAGAATTTCCTAACATTTTTAGAAAATCTCAAAACTCCTGTAGAATCTTTCTTATAACCTATTTCTTGAAGTACATGTAAAAGTATTTTATTTTCTTTTCCTTGAAGCTCGCGCGGAGTATAAAATGATTTTAGTGAAAAATTGAATTCTCCTTTACTTAATAACAACAAGTTATTCAAGAAAACAAGCTCTTCTTGTTTATTTGTAGAGATATTTTTTGCTTGCAAATTTCTAATATCAATTTCGGATAGTTTTTTATCAAACAATCTGTATCTCTCTAATTTTTTGATAAAATTAGAATCTTGAATACATAATTCTACAACCTCTTCAAGTAAACCAAAAGGAACACTCATTGCTTCTTCAATTTGAATAAATTTTAAAAAAACAAGCTCTTCTTTATTTTTGTATTTAGAGGTAAAAATACGTTCTTTATCATTTCCTGATAATTTAAAATAGTCATCAATTTGCGAAATTTCATTAACTTTAATATTTTTTTTGACGTCTTTAATAATACTATCAATTACAGGCTCTGATCTTCCGGTGACTTCTTGTATTTCATTCTTAAATTGATTCTTTAGGAGAAATAAAAATGCACTTTTATGGTCAAATTCTAGGAGATTATTAAATGTGTCAATTCGTAGTGCTAACTTTCCGGCTTTCGAAAGATTTAAATCACCATAATCATCTATATCAAACATATATGTATCATCTGACTTTTTATTAATACTTTCAATATAATAAGACTTTAAAGTTTCATATGAAGTTTTAATAATATTTAATCTATCTTTAATAAAAATGTGAATATTTTTAGCGTTTCTTGAACGTTTAATCATTTGAATAGAACTAATAACATCACAGCTCATACTTCCGTCAAAATGAAAATGGTCAACTACATTATTAATATTTGATACTCCAACAGTAAGAGTTGGAGAATAAATAACAACTTGAAATTTATCATGACTCCTTTCTTTAAATAGGTCGTAAACTAATTTTTTAGTTACTGTTGGTGTTTCACTCGTAAGAGTAATAACATTAATACCAAATCGTTCGATAGCACTTCTAAGTCCGTTTATCATACTTAATGATGTACAAGAAATTGATATTTTTTCATCATCTTTCAGTGCTTTAATCTTTCTAATGAGCTCAGTGATAAAATAGTTCTTGTTCTTATATAAGAAAAGGGACGTGTTATCTTTGTGTATATTATCTATTAAGATAGTGTTTTCTGTTTTTTGAAGAAGATACTGTTCATATCCTGTTAAAAATGCATCAGCAATAATTAATTTTTTGTTAAACGTACCGAACAATTTTAGAATGTTAGTGTTACTGTCATTAAGATTATTTCTAGTGTGTAACATAAGAGACATAAATTCATCAATAATAATTACATCAAAAAACTTCATTGAGTAACGCCAAAGACTATCGAACTGAACAATTAATGAGTCACCAATATCATATTTGTCTTTATTGTAAAGTTTAATATTATATTTTTCATATTTTTCATAATAATCCTCTGCAACAGAAATTCTATTAGTGATAATAATTACTTTTTTATCCTCGCCCAGCGCATGTTCAATGATATGCGCAATAATATTTGATTTTCCTGACCCCATTGGAGATTTGATACTCAACACTCCATTGCGTTTATGCATAAACTCTCTTATAATTTCTTTCTTGTTTTCTACTTCAAGGAATTCTTCATCAAAAGTATATGTTTTATTATATTTAAAAAGTTCTGGTAATCCAAGTTCTTTAGAATAATCAATTTTTTTACTTAATAGTACCTTTCCTTCTGGAATATTTCTAATTGTTTCAAAAATATCAACAGTCCTTAAAGAATTAGGGTGATTCATTAAAAAGGGGCTGTCTTGAAACCAATAAAATCCACCTTTAGTTCTAATTTCACTCGGATGATTAAAACTTAACGAACCATTAGTGTTAGTCTTATTAACTGTAAACCCTAGATGACTAAAAGTTTTCAAGCAAAGTTCCTCAATGGTTGAGGATTCTCCAATAGTACTGATATTTGAAATATCTATATCTAGCACTACTGAACGTTTAAAAAAGTCTGAAACTTTCTTTAATGATGGCTTAACTAATTTACCGTTTTCATTGTTGAATTTAATAACATTTTTAAGAATTGGAGCATTATAAGCAGCTCTTGCTAAAGCAGATTCATCTAAACTTCCATACTCTTCAATGTCTTTTTTTAGTTCAAGAAGAGTAGATTTCGCTGTGCGTAAATCCATATCCTCAATGAATATAATACCTTTAAGATTAAAATTATCAGCTCCGTTGTATGAACGAGATTCTCCAAGAATACAACGATAATCTTTAAAATATTCAATAATTTTATTTTGTGCGAATTCTGAAAATACTTTATCGACGTCCAAAATAAAGTAATTTAGTGTACCTGAAATAAGTTTTTCAAGATATTTTACTTGGCGAGCTGATCTAAATGGTTTATTAATAGTTAGGGGGATATTAAGAATGAAGTTTGAGACCATTGCTCCGAAAAAATCTATATTTGATTTAAATGGGAATGTCTCGAAATAAAATGTGTCATCATCAAAAGGGGAGTATGGCACTTTTCCAGAAGTTTGTTTAGGAAGAAATGTTGTAAGAAATAAATTAGCCAAAGCTTCCCTTTAAATGAATTCTTATGTATTATACTACTATTTAGCTTAATTAATCTTTATACAATAGCATTAAAGCAGTTAGCGCTTTTGGATTTTTATTTTTTCTGACTTCTTTAAGTATATTTACAGGAATATTAAAAAAATCGTATTTATCTTTTGTAATAGATTTGTAAGTATCTTTAAAATCTTTTTGCTTACTTCCTGGTACCATTAAAAAAATATCAATACCGAGTTCCAAATTAGCTCTATCTTCTGCTGAAAAAATATTTTTATCCCACATTAATATATCTTGATAAGCTATCAATGTCTTTTGAAGTAATCTGTCATCAGCAAGAATATGCTCTCGTGGAAAACTAATTCCAGTAAAAGAATAATTATCTTTTATTTTTTTAATAATAAAATCCTGTGTCATTTTTAAAGTTTTAAACTTGTCCGGTATGTAACTGTATTGAATAATATTTTTTTCGTAGGCAGCTTTGCACATATTTTCTGTACGGTCTTCGACTCTATAATAAAAAAGAGATTTTCCGTTTTTGATTTCTTTAACATCATTTTCATCGTTTGACATTTAACTAACCACAAAAATGAAATTATTTTTAAACATTACTTCATTATCAGGAAAAAGATTATCAATAGAGATTTCGTCTTGACCTGCGTTCTTTTTAAAAAATTCATATTGGTTCCCGAAATCAGTTTGAATTTTTGATTTGATTTTGATACCAGCAGCCTTTAGAATTTCATCAAAACTGCTTACTGTCTCTGTCAAATGTTTAGAGTTGCGCTGAATTTCATCAGACTCACCAGGTTCCTTGTGCTCAAGAAGTACCTCATCGTTTCTGTTCGTTAGGTGTTTAATAAAACTCATTTAATATATCCTTTTAAAAATTAAACAACATTGATCGAATAAATCATTTCATCGCCTAGAACATGTAGTGGATTTACTGTAATAGCATAACGATTGAAGACAAAAATGTTACTGTTACCGGTATCTTGATTTACAGCAATTGAAGTGGTATACTGATAAGGACTAAAAATAACAGAGCTTGTTCCTGGCTCTTTGCCATTTAATCCAACATAAATAGTCAAATCAAGAGGGTCTGGATTTACGTAATATCTTGTTAGTCCAAACTTGTACATCAAGAAATTACTTTTGGTATCCAATGAGTCTGACAAAAAGTAATTTGGGTTTGTTATTATGTTACCAATAATAGATGCGGGCATTATTACCCACGCACTCATAGTTCTAAACGTGTTTTGATTCATCTTCGCTATACATTCACCAACTAAACCATACCCTACCTCGAGTTTATCAGCCAAAACGGAGCCATATGCTAAAGCATTAGCTTTAATCAAATTCATCAAATCGGTAGTTTCTACACTTGCTGAAACACTTCCTAAAATACTAGCACACATATCATTTGCATCTTTTCCAAATTGAGCTTGAAAATCTTGCCAAACTTCGTTAGTGAAGCCAGAACTTATTGGTTTTGAAACAGTTTCTACAGCAGTACGTTTGACGTAAAATTTCCAATTTGTTCCTGAGACGTTAGTTTTAGCAAGAGTAAAAATACTTCCAACTGGTGTTGTTAAAGGTTGAATTTCACACATATCATAAACAAGTGAAGTTTTGTATTTTGTTTTAATTAAACCTCCGACTTGAGATGCAAATGTAGAAATATCAGCAGATGTTACTGACGGGTCTGATTCAGTTATCATTATTTGTTGTTCGAGAGGAACCCCCATTTCAGTGAGGCTATTTTTAAGAACTGTGTCTAAAGTCATGTTTAAATCCTTTAATATTTAATTATTAAAGCTATTTATACTTTCATGAAATTAGATGCTGTTGATGTTAGCAATAGCATTTGTAATTGAATCCTGTTCAATTAATTTTTCATACCATGCATCTTCTTCAAATTTATCAGTCTCTGTTTGTTTCATTTCCTTTTTAATGCGAACAATCGCTTTATCAATTAACCCTACAGGAATTCCATCAAGTTTCGCATCAGTTTTGATTATTTTTATGTCTGCGCGAATTTCCGCTATCTGTGTCATTAACACCAGAATTCTCTCCGCAACACTAATACCTTCTTTAACAATTTCTTCTTCACTTCTTACTTCAATTGACATTTTTGTTCCTTTAGTTTAATATTTTTAATTTTTAGTTCCTAACTTTACTTGCGCTAGGATTCCAGAAAATAAGTTTTCACTTATTAGTGTACTCATATTAATATCTGTATGCCTCAATTTTACTTCATTCATGTCCTTTTCATGAATATTATCTGGCTGAATATATACAGTAAAGCCTTGTTTAGCGTATTCAATAGAATTCTTAAAGCCAGTTTTATCATTATCTAGGACAAATACTGGAGATTTTAACTCTTTGATTCTTTCACTAGGTATTTTAGCTCCTAAAGCTGCAATGATATTTGTTTTTCCTGAGGAAATAGCATCAAAAATACCCTCAAATATATAAACTGGAAGTTCTTTGTCAATATCAAACCAATTCCAAATTTTAAATCCTATGTTATCAGGGTGATTATAAGTGATGAAGTTCTTAGAATTTATACTTCGCGAATAAAAACCATAAAATTCATATTTTTCACTATATAGGGGAATAACAATTGAATTAGTTATTTTATAAAGAATTCCGTCAATCATTAAATCCTGATATCCAAAGTACCATTTACCAAATTTGTTTTTATCGTACTGAATTCCCCTCTTGAGGAGATAATTTATTCCTTCCTCAGATTCTTCAAGAGGTAATAAAAGTCCGCTTAGTGCCTCAACAGTAGTAATTGGAACAGTTATTTTATATTTTTTAGGGGTTGAAAGTCCACCAAGACTCTTCATAGTTTCACCGAAAGTTTCACGTTTGTAAGAATCTAACAAGTTAGGTGCATAAAGTTTTAAGAAATTCCAAAGATTGTGATGAACCGTACAAGTACCATGAAAACAGTGAACAAGAGTTTTTCCATTTTTCTCGTAAAGGTGTAGTCTCGCCTCTGTATCGTTACAAACAGGACACTTTGCTGATATATCTAATTCTGTCTCTCTCTTAATTCTTTCTGCTCCAACAGCTAATGTAAAGAATTTAATATCAGTATAATTTAACATATAAACTCTTTCTACTTGGAGTATTCACCATTAATAATATCATCACGATACATTCGCTTAAGAACAGCGTTCTCTTCATCTTTACGAGTGATGTATAAATCACTTTGTTCTAGCTGTCTATTGAGCATCTCAATATGTTTCATTTGTTTGAGAACAGTCTGGTTTGCTATCGATAATAACAATTTTAGTTGTCGTTTTTTCATTTTGTTTCCTTTGTTGTAAATGTATCATTAGTTTTTCGTAGTTCTAAAAACATATCTGATAGGTTTTTTGTATAGATACTAACTGGCTCTCTAACTCTGCAATGCGTGCTTCTAATTCATCCACATAACTAGTTATTATTCTACGATACTGCTTTTCAATAAATGGCAAAGCTTCCTCTTCATATTCTACTTTAGTTTCTTCATGTATCATCATGCGTCCTTATCACTATGGTTGCTACAAAAAAATGTTTTGACATCGAAACTAATGCCATAGTATGTCTGTAAGTCCTTATGACTACAAGTTCTATCATCATCTCCCAATATGACATATTTACACCCTTCACAAGATTTGGGTTTTTCTAATTCTTTAATGCGTTGTTCAAGTCGTGTCTGAATTTGTCCTGCAATAATTAGGTGGGCATTAAACATTTTATAAACATCAGTTTCATGGAATGTTCTCATACCACATTGAGATATAACAACCGTTTCAAGTTCTTCACGTGTCATTTTTGTTCCTTTTGTTCATAATAACTGCAATAAAAGTTATCTTCCATATCCAACATTTCAGTTATGATACACGATAATCCTTGAAAGTTTGGATCATCTTTTGTTTTAAGGGAGTACCTGCAAGACTTACAACTCTTAGGCACTTCTAGCTCTGCAATATGATCATTAGCTTGTCGTAGTTCTAAAGACAAATCTGATAGGTTTTTGTCCAAATTTATTAACTGGCTCTCTAATTCTGCAATGCGTGCTTCAAGGGAAATAACGTGTTGTTTACACAAATATAGTTCGTTATTCACATTGCATTCTGGTTCTTTTGGTGCCACTACATATGAACTATCAAGTGGTTCCCTTAACCGAGATGGTAATTCACCAATAATTGGTTCACCAACTTTCAAGTTACTTACTAAATTACTTTTCATCTTATTTCCTTTAATTTCTTTATCCTATATTATACTCAGATAACCTTAGAACAATCTTAAAAATTATGATGATGTTCTTTTCGTAACCTATTGAGCTCTATTTGTTTAAGAACCGTCGGTAATTCAAAATATGAGCAGTCTTTGATAGGGCGGAACCAAATATTTAGAAACAACCAAAAAGCGTAGAATGGAATTGCAATAGCAAACTTTTCCATAAATAACATAACCTTATGATGTTTAGACATAATTTCGTTATATTCACGATAAATTTTGAGAGAAATCTGTGAAATTTCAAAAGTCTTCATTAATCCTAATTTAATTGCGCTTAACAAAGTCGCTATAGTATGAATGAAAAATGCCAAAACATTTAAAACGATTCCAAGTTGAGCGTACAGTATTAATTCTGCCATTTTATTTCCTTTAATTTTTATTTCGGTTTTTAGGTGTAACACGATAAGGAATTTTTAATTCATCTTTAGTAGGAAGAGGGATGTCTTCCCAACCAGTACCTAAAGGATTCCACTGTGTTGGTATACCCTCGGCAAAAGCGTGTAGTACATCAGCATAATAGTGTCTTTCTTTACCTTTATGGATGCATATATAATTAGTAAATAAATACTCCGCAAACTCTGTAATACTATCATAGTTATCTATTTCAGATAAAAAGTCTTCTTTAGTCATTTTGGTCCTCTTCAACACGCCAATTTCTTGATGTTTCTGAACTAATAGATGAATCATAATCATCTGATGCGTAGAAATCTAAGTCACCTGTCTTTCCATCCATGTACATTTTAAGAGCAATTTCTCTTGCTTCTTCTTCTGAATTAGCAAGGACTTTTATATCTGCCAAATCTACTGATTGAACATTGAATTCCATTGTCACTACAAATGTTTTCATATTATAACCTTTAAATGGGAGTATGTATATTTCTTTATCATATATATTATACTCAGATAAACTTAAAACTAAATAAAACATTCAGGATAATCTTCTTTAAGATGGGGCAAAACATTAAAATCAAAGAGGGAAAAATTCAGAGGATTAAAGTTTTTTAAGCTTTTGCAGCCTTCGAACATATCAGTCATGTAAGTAACTTTTGATGTATCCATTTCAGGAATAGTTTTAAGTCCTGAACAATTAATGAACATACCACACATATCTGTAACTTTTGATGTATCCATTTCAGGAATAGTTTTAAGTCCTGAACAATTAATGAACATACCACACATATCTGTAACTTTTGAAGTATCCATTTTAGGAATAGTTTTAAGACGTTTACAATTACAGAACATACTACTCATTTTAGTAACATCTGAGTAGTCAACAGTTGTTATATCTTCATTGTTTAGAATCATATCTCTTAGTTGTTTTTTAGTGACTTTTTTCATTTATTGTTCCTTATAAAGACTATATTATACTCAGATAAACTTAAAACCAAATAAAACATTCAGGATAATCTTCTTTAAGATGGGGCAAAACACTAAAATCAAAGAATGGAAAATTCAGAGGGTTAAAGTTCTTTAAGCTTGTACAGTTCCAGAACATATATTCTATTTTAGAAACTCCTGAGGTATCCATTTCAGGAACAGTCTCAAGACTTTTACAATTGTAGAACATAAAACTTGTATCAGTAGCTTTAGAATTATCCATTTTAGGAATAGTTTTAAGATTTGTACAATTATTGAACATAGAATTTATACAAGTAACTTTAGACGTATCCATTTCAGGAATTTGAACAAGTTTTGAACAACCATTGAACATACCATTCATGTTCGTAACTTTAGAAGTATCCATTTCAGGAACAGATTCAATACTTCTGCAACAACTGAACATATAATACATCTTCGTAACTTTTGAGGTATCCATTTCAGGAACAGATTCAAGCCTTATGCAACCACTGAACATACCATTCATGTTTTTAACTTTAGAGGTGTCCATTTCAGGAACAGTTTTAAGATTTATACAACCATTGAACATATCACTCATATCAGTAACTCCCGAATAATCAACGTTTGCTATATCTTCATTGTTAAGAATCATATCTCTGAGCTGTTCTTTGGTGACTTTTTTCATTTATTGTTCCTTATAAAGACTATATTATACTCAGATAAACTTAAAACCAAATAAAACATTCAGGATAATCTTCTTTAAGATGGGGCAAAACACTAAAATCAAAGAATGGAAAATTCAGAGGATTAAAGTTTTTTAAGCCTGTACAATCATCGAACATAAAACTCATATCAGTAACTTTTGAAGTATCCATTTCAGGAACAGTCTCAATACTTGTACAACCTCTGAACATACTACTCATATATTTAACTTTAGAAGTATCCATTTCAGGAACTGATTCAAGGCTTGAACAACCAGTAAACATACAACGCATTTCGGTAACACTTAAGGTATCTATTTTAGGAACAGTTTTAAGACTTGTACATTTATCGAACATACCATTCATGTTCGTAACTTTTGACGTATCTATTTCAGGAACAGTCTTGAGACTTGTACAATTATTGAACATATAATACATCTCCGTAACTTTAGAGGTGTCCATTTTAGGAATAGATTTAAGACTTAAACATTCGCTGAACATACTATTCATGTTTAAAACTCCTGAGGTATCCATTTCAGGAACAGTCTTGAGACTTGTACAAGTGTTGAACATACCATATATATTTTTAACTTTAGAAGTGTCCATTTTAGGAATAGTTTTGAGACTTGTACAACCAGTAAACATACTACTCATTTTAGTAACTTTAGAAGTATCCATTTTAGGAATAGTTTTGAGACTTGAACAATTATAGAACATATAACTCATGTCAGTAACTTGTGAAGTATCCATTTTAGGAATAGTTTTGAGACTTGAACAATTATAGAACATATAACTCATGTCAGTAACTTGTGAAGTATCCATTTCAGGAATAGACTCAAGGCTTTTACAGTTCCAGAACATATCACTCATATCAGTAACTCCCGAATAATCAACGTTTGATATATCTTCATTGTTCAGAATCATATCTCTGAGCTGTTCTTTGGTGACTTTTAACATTTATTGTTCCTTATAAAGACTATATTATACTCATATATGCTAAAACAAAACTTATCAAATCAATTTAAATATTAAGGTTAAGTGGGGTTTAATGAGGGGGATTACTACCAGTCCCAAGCTAGGTCTTCGGCAGTAATCATTTTTTTTGAGGTAAATCCGCGTAAAAGAATCGGGATTTCAGGAATGAGTTTATTCAGTTGATAAGATTTGAAGAAGACTTCAATATCAGGCTGTGAATAACTTTTTTGCGGTGTATTAAAGGCATCAAGAATATTATCTGCAATATATTCAGGAATATGCTCTTCAAGAACAAGAATTTTATTTTTTTCATAGTTCTTTCTATAATAAGGATGACTATCAATCCACGAATCAAGTGAACCAAACTTGTCTATAGTTTTCCAAAGTGTCGCCTCTCCGAAATTTTGGTTTTTGTAAATATCTAATTCACCTGTACTTTCTCCTTTACGGTTCAGCTTATATATAGAAAAGGATGAATAAATATTTTCTCTAAGAACATCATTTTCCAAAAGATACATATCGAGTTTCATTTGACAATCTTTTTCAAATATTCCAAAGGTCATGAGATGCTTGATAAAATTTTCACTGAAGTGAATTTTATCAATTATTCTAAATACATTGTCCGATTCGTCTCCAAGACAAACATGTTCAACTAACCATTTATCCATATCTTTATCAGCTGTAGTAACAAATTTCTTTGCAACAGGGCGATAAAAATCAACAAAATTGTACTTTAACATTTGGAAAAAATCTTTGTCTTCGCTGAAAATAAGAACTCGTTCATTTGAATTCGCGAAAGTTTTAGCAAGAACAATAATAATATCATCTGCCTCTGCTCCTTCAACTTCAATAATCTTAAACGGAAAAAACTCTCTGAACTTCTCAAGAAGGTCGCTAATAACAGCAAACACTTCAGTGAAATTAATTTCTGACTCTTCTCGTGCCTTAGCTCTTTGACCTTTATATAAAGGACAGACATCTTTGCGCCAATAACGCTTTGAATTATTGTCTAAACAAATAACCAAATCTCCATATTTGGTTAATGTCTTTTTTATGTAAATAAGTTGTTGAACAATTTTATAAACCATAATATCTTTAAAATCATCAGTAACTAACTTTCCGTCTTTTTTCTTAGGTTTAGTTTCATTAATAGAAACATGTAACATACGAAAAACCAAATGTGAGAAATCTATTAATACCATATTGCTCCTTAAGGTCCTAAAAGAACCTTACATAATGCCTTCTAAAAGTGCATCTAAATCGACTTGAGCTGCGGACTTAGTTTCTTGAACAGGAGCTGAAGTTGTTACTTGAACAGGAGCTGAAGTTGTTACTTGAGCAACAGTGGCTGTTGAGTTTCCGTTACTCTCAGCGAACGTTACCCACTGAAGTTTGTCTTGTAATTGTGAATAACTCATAAATTTATCTTCATCTAATATTTCAGTTTGAATATTAAAAGCGTTTGCTTTAATATCAGAAACAGCTTCATCAGGACTAGAATAGATAGCAGTTATTTCTGAAACGATTTCTGTACTGTCATAGTTCACTTGGTTATTGGCACCTACCTTAGCTACTAATTTGATGTTATGACCTTTTAACGGATTAAATAATTGTTTTGGAACTGTTCCAAGACTTAAATCTGTTTCAGATGGTTCCATCACAGCTGTAAACTTATCTTTTAATGAACTTGAAATCTCATATAGGAAGAATTTACCTTCGTTCTCTGGTTTTAATGGGTCTTTAATTACTTTAATATTTACAACATGGCGAAGACTTCGTGAATATAATTTTGACTCTTCACGAGTGTCCAAATTGTTATAAAGTTCAGCCCATTTCTCTTGGAAAGGACAAGGTTTGCCAATTGTTGCTGGAGAAAACTCATTTACAAAACGTTTTTGACCATTCTTATTAATTGTAGTAGTAATTTTTTGAACAGTGATAAATTTCTTTCCCTCAGGGTCAGGCATTAAACGAATAATAGCAATACCTTCTTTTTTTTCATTCTTTGGTAGAATATAAAAACGTTCATCCTTTGCGTAACTTTTCTTTTCTCCAAATGGATTAGCTCCAGCAGTATCTTTTACAGAGTCCCAGTTAAAAGCGCTCATCAAATCAGTCATAGTATTTCCTTTTGCCATTCGGCTTCATAATTTTTCTATCAGTCATTCTTCTATAAAGTCAAATAACAACGCCATCGTTAAGTAGGAGTAAACTCCATCAGAGGTGACGAATCACCTCTTGAGCAGTTTATAACTTCAAATTCATTAAAATCTTAAAATTTTCAAGGTCAGTACTCTTTAGAATCAAACGATAAACGTCTTTTGCTGAATTATACTTAACTTCTACACTATAATCACTTACTGGAATAGCATTAAGATTTGCAACAGGCAGCTTGATACTGAACTGCTTATCCGTTTTTCCTAGAATATTAATGTTGTACGTATTTGACTTAGCATTGAATTTGTTTGTGCTTACAAGTTTTACAGAAACTCCAGAATCTGATGTTTCAAATAAATATTCATCAAGGTCTTTGAAAATTCCAGATGCTTGACGAAGATTTTTAATATTATCCTTTGATAGAATAAAATTACAAACAGTAGGAACATTCTCAGTTGTTTCAAAAACTGCTGTTCGGTCAACATAACCACAAGCTTTCTCACTGTTAAGAATATAATTTACACTTGAAGAACCATCTGAAATATTAATCAAATTATCAATTCTTTTTACTGTTCTATCTTCACTGAACAACTTAAATGTGCTCAGAAACTCACTTAAATTATAAATTGGAAGAGCTTCAAATTCTCCAATCTCTGTTGCTCGTATATCAAAATGAACTAAAATATCATTAGCCGCAGAAGAAACAATTGTTACTGGGTAAGTAATAACACAAGGATTACTTGTGCTAGTTGCCGAAATATTCGCGATTTGTCCTAAGACTTCAATAGTGCTCTTGTTTAACATTCTATTCCTTTTCTTTCTTATGTTCTATTATAGCTAACTTATTATTAACTTTTTTATTTTTTGCTTTGTATAACACCATATAAAAACTGTCCAATACTGTTATAATATTCGTGCGCAGTTTTTGGGATTCTAAAAAAACCATCCTCTGTTGTTTTAAATATAGTACTGCCACCACCAGAAACTGAAATAAAATCACACTTGTCGATAATATTTCCATATTTGTTCTCGATTAAACTAATCATACTCTTAAGGTATTCTTTTTTAATTTCGTCAATTTGTTCTTTATAAGAGTGAGCCTTTCCTCGAAGACGATAAACACCTGTATCAATTACTTCACGAGCTTCCTGAAGACTTATTGAACGTTTATAATCTTGTTCAATTAGTTTAGCAATTTTAGTAGCAATTTTAAGAATACCTTCCTTTTCAATTCCTTCAAAAAGATTTGGTGATGTTTTACCATCTGTTACTAAGAATAAATCTAAAGTGTTAAACCCAATATCAGCACCAATATAAGTGGTTGAACTAAGGTCTACTTTTTGTTCTTTTGGAAAATTATCACCGTACTTATCAATAGTAAGTTTTGACCCAGCTCCTTGAGGAATAACAAATACATGTTCAAACTCATAATCTTTATTATCTACAGTGTACTTTTTTAGCTCTGCTTGATAATATCCACTATTGCCAATTTGAGCAATACTTAACCCAGTTACAATAATATCTGGCATCTCTCCAATTTCAATCAACGCATGATGCAAGAATAATGGGGAGTAAAACTCCAGATTCTTATAATCTGAAATATTTATGATATTTTCAGATGGAAGATGTTCTGCATTTTCCCCAACATAGTAGTTATGATCCTTAAAATTATATATCCTTTCGTCTTGAACATTTTCGTTTCTTTGAGTAATCCCAATCATACTTGGAAACTTAAAGCGTTTTAAAATAGTACCATCGGATAACCCGAAAGTAATTTTGTTGTGACCATACCCAATATCAATTGCCAATATCTTTTTCATTCATTTCTCTCCTTATATTTAAACTTCTATATTATATCCAATTAAACTTAAAACTAAATAATAATTTTTGTTTAGTTTTTCTCCTTTTTTTTTAAAATGCCATATTTTGCATTTCGTCACAAACCAGTACAGGTCGTTCTTTTTCCTCAATCTGAGGCTTTTCAATAACTTCCTGAGAAGCATATTTTGAATCAAAATTTTCAGAAGTGTCTAAAAGAGATTCTCTTTTTTGAGATTTTTCAACTCGTTCAACCTTTTGTGTTTTTGATTCTTTGGGAATATATCTATCTGATTCTTTATCATCATCAAAATCATCAAATTCAATACTCAACTTTCGAATCCGCCTGTTGCAATCTATTGTAATTGTCATGTTCAACCTTTCTTTAATATTTTACTTAAGCCTTGCTTAAAATACAAAACGATTAATTTTACCTGGGTCATCATACGTTCCTTGAAATTTAACCTGGACGTAATTACCATCAAGAAAATAAGGAGTTTCTGAATACTTATCCAGTAAATCTTTGTTTTTAAAAACTCTGAAATTTAAATCAGCCTCAAAAAACCCAGGTTTACTATAATCATTACCAGCATTTCCACCAGTGCCTTCAGAACCACCTAATGCTTTTGCTCCTTTTGATGTTAAGTCCTTCTCAATAAGAATACTATTCATAGGAATAAAATTCTTAATCATTGGATTAGTGCATAAAGCAACTTTATATTTTCCAGAAACAAATTTTCCAAAGTAATAAATCTTTATACCAGGTAGATTCTTAGAAGCATTTCTAAGTATCTCAGCATTTCCTGCATTAAAAAAGAGAGCGTATTTGCTTTCACGTGCTTCAGCGAGTGGTTGGTTTTCGATATATTTCACCAAACCGTCCAGCCCGTTCGATTCCCTACGCTGCAAAAGATAATCGTCAGCTGGTCTTACAGGAATAACTTTTGTTACACAAAATCTTTTTACAGATTTGTCAGCCAATTCATAGTTCACTAGCATTGGTGCGTAAGGCAAATCAAAAAACCAGTAAAATGGTGCCTTAATATGGATGACCTGAGAAAAAGGAACACTGTTGTTCCTAAGTGCCTGGAGGGCCAAATTGTATTCTACAATAGACATATACGGGTCAACGGTCACTAACACATTTTCCCCTTTACACGAAATTTATTCTATTTATACAGTTCAAATATAAAATTCTGGATATTTTTCTTTAAAAAAAGCGACACATTGTTGAGATTCAATTGTTAACTGTTTGAGGTCTTCGCAGATAATAACATTAGCTCCTACTCTGCGCAAAAACATTGAAATATTTCTATCAACAAGTAGATGTTTATTGTACCCAGGACGAACAATAAAATATTTACTTGAAAGCTTGTTTTTAAAAATAGCGTACACAAAGTTTGAAATTTTTGTTTCCATTTTTAGACCTTTTATTTTAACTTGTATATTATAGTACAATTTTATATATTCTAGCTTAAAATATAAAATTAAAATTGTCCCTGCCACGAGTTTTTCATTAGATCAAAAATAATATCGAATTGACCCCGGTCCATTCCATGAATAATATCTTCAAGACTCCCTCCTTCGAACAGCTCTGCGAACATTTCTTCTTTGGACATTGGTTCGGGGATATCAAGGGCATCTTTGATTTGTTCGAGCATATCATCAGTTAATTCGGAGTTCTCAATTCTTGTTACTAAACATTCTATAACCTCAGTATTTTCAAAATCGTAAATATCTGCGTCTATTAACATTTTTTATCCTTTTCTAACAATATTCTATCGTAAACTTTCCCTGACATTGCTTCAAACCCAGGAATAATAGCACTGGTTACTCCTAATGAGGCCAGCTCTTCTAAAATAGCAAGATTGTTTTTATTCGCTTTACGTTCTTGAGCCAAAGAGTCAATGGCTTCGGTGTAACAATCATATCTAGCACAAAGACCATCACAAATTTTAAGAGTTTCTGGTTCCGGTGAATCTTCGAAGGTTAGTTCGATATTATGCATTATGAACATTTCTGTTCCTCCTTTTCAAGAATATCAATACAATATTGAACACTTAATACTTCGATATGGAAAGTTTCACTATCTGTATAGGCAGAACCAAATTTTAACAATTGTTTTCCAAACTTAATAATAATGTTAATTTGTTCTTGATTATACCGAGAACAATTTAGAAACATTGAATTAAATATTTTTATTCCTGCTAAAATTTGTTTTTTAGTGGGTGTTAAATCTGACATTTTTAGACCTTTTATTTTAACTTGTATATTATAACACAATTTTATATATTCAAGCTTAAAATATAAAATTAAATTGTTCCATTTTCAAGTATTTTCCGCTCTACAGTAAGATTACGATTTTCGGCATTAAATTCTGTAAACTTTTCAGGATACCTTGCAGCAAGTTTGTTGATATTTGTACTGCGTACTTGTTCAACAGTTCCACCACATTTAATAATAAGTTCATTAACTAATACAAAACAGTGCTGCATAATATACTTTACTGTTTCAAAATCAAATGGTTTTCCGTACATGAGCACTTTTTTAGTATGGTCAAGAAGTCCCATCGAGTTTCTACGAAGTTCAGAAACTAATTCCAGGGTATTATCTTTCTCTAATACTACGTCCTGGGTAAATGTTCCTGGAACAGCTGCCTCATAGATGGCCTGATACCAACAAAAATCTCCACACTCTTCGAGCATATTTACAGAGTCCTTGGCCTCAATCATTTCTTCAACTTCAGTACACATTCCAATAATGGCATGAAACATCCTGATAGTAAGTCCGGATGTCGTAACAAAATCGGGGGTAAATGGGTCTTTTGCAGACTCTGTTCGTACCGCTAGGGATACATATTCTTGAAAATTCATTTTGTTCCTTTATTTTTTAACTTGTATATTATACTACAATAAACTTAATCCAATATTAAATTTGTAGATTAGTATTTCTAACCCAAATAACTTAAGATAACTTTATTTTTTTAAGGTATTTCTTTTTTGTTTTTGGCAAATTGGTAAGCAATTTATATACGTTTTTCGAAAATAAGTGTTGATAGATGTTAATATCTTCATTTAAATAAATTATCTCGGCTAAATTCTTTACTTCATTGGGTGTAATTGTTACTTTGTTTTTCTTGGCGGCAACTGCGGTCAAATATTTTTTAGAAATGTCACGGAAGTTAAAGCAATACATACATAACAGCTCTGTTCCTGAATAACATGCCTGGATAACAAGTTCATTATTATTGTACATACGTTCATGTATAGTTAAAGAAATTGCACCAAAAAATGAGGTAATTGTTTTTACTGCATTACGAGCAGCAAATCTTTTAAGGGAAGAGCTTTTAATCTCAATATGACGACCACATTTAGAAACCGCATCGTGTTCATTTGTTCCTAAATGAGGAATAAGTCCTAAAACTAAGATAACATCTTGTTCCTTCTGAATACCACTATCTATAAATGCGTTGTTAAAAATCTCCTCTGGTGATAATCCTGAACGTTGTGCTCTTCTGTACGGTGTTGACATTTTATTTCCTTTATTTTTTAACTTGTATATTATACTCAGTTAACCTTAAAACAATCTAAATAAAATATTCTGGAAACTCCGCCACAATCTCTTTTTTCGATTCAAATTCATACAATATTTTCCAGTTAGCTATTTCATCAATAAGTTTTTCCGTAGCTAAGCACGCTAGTCCATGTTTCGCGTAATTGTGTAGAACGGCATCGATTGAAGTGTTAAGCATACCACAACCTCTAGTAATGTTATGATATAGTAAAAAATCGTACCGGTCTTTGGATTTTCGTTTTCGTTGGAGCAACTGCAGCATTAAAGAAACCTTTCAGGATAAGTAAATTTTAAATCTCTTCTAACCATAGCGCTTTCTCCGATGTCGATTCTAATTCCCGGTACTCGACCTCCGACTGCTCAATTTTTTTAAGCAACTCTGTCATTTTTTCCTCGGTAAGAGAATAAATTGGCAGTCTCAATAAATAATCATACGAATCATCGATTTTAACAATATCATTAAATCCTGAAAGTTGAGAAATAATGTCCGATTTTGATTTTTTGAACACAGTAATTTTTTCTTCAGTTATATTCTTTATAAAGGAGTAAACCGAAGTATTCTTCTTTAAGTCCAAATTGATCTGTTCGAGCATGTATGTTTTGCGTTTTGTCATATACTCAAGCTTAACTCTGATATAATGACTTAGGATTTGGTCTGCAGACTCATATTGTTGAATCTTATTTTTTTCATCTATACATGTAAAGTTTTCAGTAATCTTTTTAGATAGTTTTAGTTTTTCCAGGATTTTATCATCGTCATTTTCTGTTAAAAACTTACTGTCAAATGTAACAATAAAATTAAAAATATCATTCTCAGAACGGTCTTGATAAGAACGAATAACTCCTTTATCTTCAAGTTCATCAAGAACTTTTATATAACTCTTCAGTTGATAATGGACAGGAATTTCAGTTATTTCAATTTTAGTTGAGCTTATCCGTTTGAAAGTACCTTGAATTAACCATTGTTTTTCATTTTCTCCTTGTTTAATGTTACCGTTAAAACCAACATAAACCGGGGCTGGAACCTTTTCAAGTGTTCCTGTTTTAAGAAATGTTTCTATAATTTTCTTAATGGCATTTGGTTCACGACCGAGTATTTTTTGAGCAAACCCAACAGATGGGGATTCTGCTCCGTTAATTAAAAGTAAAGGAAGACTAGGCACATAGTGAACAGGTTCAATTTCAGTACCCTCAAAATATTGCTTTTTTAAAATTTTATTATCATCTTTATTAAAAAGTTTAAACATTTCCTCTGAACCGTTAGTATAGATATAACGAGGAGCAGATGCTTCTTTGATAAACCTGGACCCAAAGTTTCCTTCTCGTGTTAGTAATGGCAAGTTATTACTGCCTGGAAAATTCTGAGCCATGCCTACTATAACTGTACAAGCTGACCCATGAAGATATTCAGTGTACTCAGCGAATTTTGAATCAAGTCTTGAAACCTTTTCCATCTTTGTGATGTTCTTGTCTAAAATAGTACAAGCAATCTTTCTACTCGAATTTTTAAATCCGTCAACGAGACTAGCTATTTTTCTTAGATTATCATAACTGGCGAAGTTGACATACTCCTGGGTAAAGAAGTCTGTACATTTAATTTGATTCATATAATTCCTTTAACATTTATATTATATCTTAATAAGCTTAAAAAGAACTTTATAGTTTAGCTATATTGAAAATATTATTTCCAATGTAGTCTTTGCGCTTATCTGAATTTTCCTGAGCTAACCAATCCTGAATAATTTCATCCGAATTAAAATTAATCATCTGAATCATCTTGTCAAGCCCGTCCTTTTGTACAACATCCTTCAAGTCTTGTTCCACCCAGCTTCCTAGTCCTTTGTAATAATGAGACTCCTCATTAGCTTTAACGTTCAAATCATCTGAAGTATTATAAGACCATCGAATTATTCTGTTCATTTTCTTTACACCAATGACCGGTGTATTTAACATCCCTATTCTACCCTTGAATTCTTGAAGATATTTTTCAAAGAATCCAATTAAAAGACCCCTAATATGTATTCCGTCCAAATCTTGGTCGGTAGCTACTATAATTTTTTCATAGCCCTCGTCTCGTACAATAGAGAAAAGCTCTGATAGTTCTTTATTATTAACAAAGTCACTCTGAGAGGCTGTCAAAGCGTTTAGAGGCACTCCTTTCAGTTCATAATAACCCACTTCTTTTCTGCCAAGAACTGGAATCAAACCAGAGATAGCGGAAGCTCCTTCACCTATCATAAGAAATTTTCTGGTTCCTATACTTGGTAAATATTTCTCCGATTTAATTTTTTTCTTTGTTTTCTCAAGACCTTTCATTTCTTGACGTTTTTTTAATTCTTCTTTAAGTTTGTAAACTTCTGTAATCGGGTCAACTAAAGCTGGTATTTTAAGGAGTTTTTTAGATAGAGTATCAAAATCAGTCTCTTTAAAATAAACGCTCATTTCTTTTGGAGGGTTTGTAATCGACTCCTTTGTTTGTCCATCCCATTTAGCTCCCTTTAAGTTCTTTGCGATTAAAACTAATTGTAATCGATTTTTAATATCTGCCGGCTTGATTGTTTTAAACTTCTTAATGAGAGTTTCTCTAACTTTAGAAACTATGTTATCCATTACAAAATCAATATGAGAACCGCCGCGAGCTGTTTCAAGACCATTAACGAAAGAAACATGTTTAAAATCATCAGATTCGTTAGGCATAACAGCAAAGAAATATTCATCTGTTTCTTGAATAATAAACTCTTTATTAAACAAATCCAGAAATTTTTTAGGAGTGAATTTAACGGCTTTTCCATTGAATTTAAAGGAAATCTGAGGATATGTTAGAGCTTGTATTAGCACATACTCATACATACGATCGATGTGCTCCTGGTCAATAGAGTCTATTTCGAATATTTTAAAATCTGGTTTAAAAGATATTTCGGTTCCTGGTTCTTTGGACTTATACTCAAAAACCTCATGTTTAAAGTTATTTTCAGATGCTTGGACTTTAATTTTTTTAATACCATCGTCAGAAATTGCCTCGAAGAAAGTTGAAAGAGTTGTACAAAGTTTAATACCAATTCCATTAACTCCTTTCTGCCCTTCATTAGCGTCAGCATAGTTGGACGAGGTGTTATACTTACACATTGCTTTATAAAGAATATACTCGCCGTTACTATCTTGAGCCGAGGAAATTCCAAATCCGTTATCTTTAACACTTATGGTATCTTGATTTACAGTAATATCAATTTTATTAGCACATGCAAATGACGACTTAATCGCAACATCAATAGGATTATCAAGAGCTTCTTGAAAAAGTTTTAGAACAGCTGGAACAATATTAGATTCTTGAAGTTCGACAGAGATAGGAGTAATTTTAAAACGTTCTTTTTTAACTTTTTGGACACTTCCGGCAAGGTTATGAGGACGATTAACGATTGCCTCACGTTGTGTTTCCTCAATAATGGTTTCAGGTTTTAATTTCATTTGTAATCCTTTTAAGTTCTATATTATACTACAACAAGCTTAAATTCAGATAAAAAATTCTGGATATTTCTCATTGACTTCGGCTAAAGTATTGCATTTTTTAACTGTTCCCTTAATTTGGTTTTCATAGACAAGATATTCTTTTCTCGTTGCTTCAAAATCACTATCAATTGCTGAAACATACAGCGCCGATGAATAATCATATTTTCTTGTGATTTTTCCAAGCATTTTGTATAATTTTAAATCACAATAAACAATGTCTCCTCTCCTGAATTTCATATGAACAATTCGGGATAAAGTTTAGAAAAATCTCTTAATGTTTTTATTTCTTGAAGTTCTTCTAAAGAGATTGAGACAAGGGTTAAATATTTAACAGGCATAACAACAGCGTTACTATTGGTAAACTCAGGAAGATTAACCTCAAACAGTACAATTCGGACTTGAACAAAGTTTCTGTCCATTTTGAACCCTTCGGTAACAGCAACAAAAGGTCCACCATTTTCTTCAGAAACAAAAATTACTGAATTTCTTGGTGAAAAAGTTTTGTTATACCCATATATGTAATCATTTTTTTGAAGTTTTTCCACATCGAACCTTTAATTTTTGTTCTAAATTATACCCAGATAACCTTAAGTAAATATTATTTCTGCAATCTGCCTTTAATCCAACCCAATTTCTGGTATTTTGCCAAATCATCGGGATTAATCATTTTGATTTTATCTTCCGAGACGTTGTAATAATAGCCCAAAATCCCAAATTAGTTTTAACAACATCACCAGGGACTAACGAAGGATGAAAGAACCCGATTTCTTTAGTCATTGTGTACCTTGTATAAATCTCATAAAAAATACTCAGGGCAAAGTTCACGAATAATAGACATATCACTCCTGCGATTAGTAATAATATCTAAAACTACATAAT